GGTGCTGTTGCCCAGGATGATGAGGCGCTGGATCTGCCAGTCGGCCGAGTCGGTGATTGTGCCGGCCTTCCGGATCCGGCGGATGATGTCGTCCATGATCGCCATCTCCAGGTCCCGGAAGCGCTTCTCGACGCCGGCGGCCAGTAGGTCGTGGTAGCTCTGATCCATTACATCAGAACGCCGGCGGACTGGTCAGGCAGCTTGCTGGCTGCGACCTCCTCCGTCTCGCCGTACCACTTCGCGCGGTACTCCGGCAGGCCCATGGCGCCCATGGCGACGTCCTTGCGGTCCTCGGCTCTTTCCGTCTGCTTGTCTTCGATGATGGAGTCGTCGAAGTCGATCACGATGTCGGTGTTCTCCACCAGCTCGCCCACGTTGGCAGCTTTGCCCAGGCGGATGATGATGCGGATCAGATCGGTGAGAGCATCCCGGAGGATGATCTCGTGCTTCTGGATCGTGCGGTACATATCGGAGTTTTCGCTGATGACCTGGGTGGCCGTAGCGACCGCGCCCTTCTCGAAGCGATAATACTGAGTGCCGAAGCCACACTTGAAGCTCAGGAGGTTGAGATCGTTGTTGATGGCGGTCTCATGCTCCTCGATCCTCAGCTCCATGTTGACCTCGTGCATGGCTTCCTTGGTGTTCTTGAAGTAGTCCTCCGGCAGCGTGTAGAAGACGCTGTCGTCCGGATCAAATACCTGGGAGCCGTTGGCGTCGGTCAGCATCTCAGGCGCCACGAAGACGCGCTTGCGGCCGAGGGTGAACTCGTTGGCATAGCTGTCGTACTCCAGGTCGATCTTGGCCAGGACGTCGATGCTGTTGGCAAAAAGCGACACGCCCATCGGATTGGTGTCGTCCTCGTCCACGTTGTTCGCGATGTTCAGCTTGTCGATGACAAACTGGGGCAGGTTGGAGCCGGTCTCGACTCTGGCAGCCAAGCCCTCGAAGTGCGGGATCTCATTCCACTCGGCAGGCGTCAGCTCACGGCCGGCGCCGGAGCTGCACTCCACGACGCTGTTCTCGATGACGTACTGGTAGCCCAGATCCTCGCCGTTCTCGTCCTGCCAGGGCTCCAGCTTGTGGTGCTGGAACTGGGCGTACTTCTTGCGGCGGTAGGTCTTGGCGAACACGAAGATGCACTCCGTGATCCTGGAGTTCTCCCATGCGGTCGGGAAGATGTTCTTCGCTACCACATAGTCGATTTTGACGTCGGCGCTGATGATGCGGCCCTGATCGTCCAGCTCCATGTTGGTCAGATAGGGCACATAGGCCACGGTGCCGCAGGCAGCCTTGCGCTCCTGGTACTCGTTGCCCTGCACGGAGAAGTTCGCAGCGTTCAGGACGCTGCCGACATACTTGGCCGTGGGTGCGTCCTTGATGGTGATGCGGACCTTCTCATTGAGCAGCAGGTCGCTGATGTCCTCGCAGATCTTCTTGGCCATGCCGAGACTCTTGCGATGGCAGCGCTCATACTGCCCGGCGCCATGATAGACGCGGTACTGGTGGAAGCGTTTGACGTTCGCCCTGTACCAGCTGTCCCACATGGTGATCTTGCTGTAGAAGGAGCTGTCGATGGTGTCGATGCCCTTCTTTTTGAAATACTCGAAAATGTTCATTTTATGACTCCTTCCGGCTCCTCCTCTTTATCCCTAACGGGCAGGTAGTTCTTGATTTTCGACCACATTCCCATGACCAGGTAGCGGATGGCGTCCATGCCATGGTCGTCCTGCTTCACGGGCTCCTCGCGGCCCCTCTCGATGCTTTTCTTGTCGTACTCATAGAGACCGAACTCCCGGACGGCGTTCTCCTGGTCTGGCGACACGGTCATCATCTTGAAGGTCAGGAGCTTCTGCACTCGGGAGATCCCCAGCGCCACGTCGTTCTCGGCGTCGCGGATCAGCACGTTGTAGCCGATGCCCCTGGTGGCCCGCTTGATCTCCTCCATCAGACCACGGGCCGAGGGGTCGATGAAGGTATAAAAATAGCTGCATGAGTAGGTCTCATGCAGCTCGTCCAGGAACTCGACGAAGTCCTTGGCGTATTCGCTCGGGCTTTTCTGCGTGCCGGACTCCCGGCCGCTGTGATAATATTCGCCCAGGCCTTCCAGCCGGTGCAGCGACTCATTGAGCCCCGCCGCCTGGTAGGTGGTGGCGTTCTGCTGGCCATAGTCCACGCCGACGCCGATGATCCGGTAGCGATCCTGCGACGGTCGGGCGATGGAAGCATCGCCGAACATATAATAGATCAATTCATCGACGCCGATGGAGAGCCCCAGCCAGAGCCAGCGCCACTGCCGCTCGTCGAGCTCCCGGAGGATCTCGGCGGACTCGATCAGCTTGGCGCCCAGCCACTCCGGAGGCACGTCCCGGTAGTCCACGTGGACGTGGATGCAGTCCGGGCGCTTCTCCATCTTCCGGCACCAGGTCACGACCGGCGCGTTGGGGTTTTTGGGCGGGTTGTAGAGGTAGAGCATCTGGAAGCCCTCGGCGTTGCCTCTGATGAAGGTCGCCTCGATGTTCTGGAGCTCGTCCTCGCCCTCGCCGTCGGTGAAGAACTCGCTGACCTCATCCAGCAGGACGATCTTGATGGGCTTGTTCTCGTCGATGATGCCCTTGGTGTCGTCTATGCTGTCGGATCCGGTGAAGTAGATGGTGTTCCCGTTGGCCTTGTAGGTGATTTCCATGGGGCTCACGGTGATCTTGAACAGCCGCTCGTCGAGGCCCAGCCTCTTGATGGCTCGCTTGATTTCCTTGTAGACCGTCTTCCGGAGCTTGTTGTGCCGCTTGCGGATGACCACGGCAGAGCAGTCCGCCTCGCTGACGATCTTATACACGACCTCGATGGCAGCCTCTGAGGACTTGGTGCCCGCTCGGCCGGAGGTCAGGATCTTGTGGGTGTGTTCCTTATCGTTGAAGACTGGCCAGAACTTCCGGATGATGAGGTCACTGATGCGGGTCGTTTGTGTCATTGATGATTACCACCTTTCCGACCTGATCCGCGCCGTCATTGATCCGGGACTTCAGCAGCTGCACACGGGCCTTCTGTTCCTCGGTGGCTGCCTCCCAGTCATTGTGCAGCATCTCGTCGTACTGCTTGATCAGGCTCCGGAGCGTGTCCATCGCCCGGGCCTGGGCCTTCATAAAGTTGGCCTGCTTGTCCCAGGCCTGCTGCACTTCCCACTTCTCGCCCCAGGACTCGGCGCCGCTGCGGTCCTCGATCTTCTCGATGGTCTTGTCTTCGGCGTCCTTGACGTAGGCGATCTTCTGGGCCCGGAGGATGGCCGTGTAGGAGAAGCGGATCTGGTCCCAGAGCAGATCCAGCGGATCGGCGTCCTGGATCTCTCCGAAGATCTCCAGCGTCTCCTCCGGTAAATACTTGGAGTAGAAGCCGAACTTCTCGGCCCTCTTGTTGCCCTTTGGTGCGGCCCTGTTTCTGTTGCCGGGCTGGCCGCCTCGTTTGCGAGCGTTCGGTTTTTCAGGTTGCGAGCGCTCGCTATCCCATTTATATGTGCACTTCCATCGTCGGACAGTTCCCTCCGGGATGTCCAGCTTCCGTGCTATTTCAATTAGTTTGAGGCCCTGCTGGTAGAGTGCAAGGGCCTCGTCTACCTTCGAGTTCCTTGCCTTGGGCATGACCTCGCCGCCTCCTTATTCGGTGTTTTGTATAGAAAGAGAGCAGGCCACTGCCTGCTCTCACAATTCCACTCTACCAGTATAACACATTCTGGTTTGCAATGTTCGCCGACTCTCTAAAAGTCGTTCAGAAGCTCGTCCTCGGCCTCCTGGATGCGTTTCTCAGCGATCTCGAAGTATTGGTCGGACAGTTCCATCCCGATGAAGCTCCGGCCGGTTTTAACGGCTGCCACGCCGGTGCTGCCGGATCCCATGAAGGCGTCCAGGACAGTGCCGCCCGGGGGACAGATGGTCAGAAGACTCTCCAGCAGCTCCACGGGCTTCTCAGTCTGATGGAAGCGCTGCTTCGGCGCCACAATGGGGACGTGGTAGACGCCCGGCATGGCCTTGGTGCCTTTGGCTGCCTTCCAGTCAATAGGCAGGTCGCCGTTGGAGCACCAGACCACGAACTCGCAGTCGTTCCGGAAGCGTCCCGGCTGGTTTCTGCTGATGCCTTTGTCCCATACGACGACGCCCCTCCACACCCAGCCGGCCATCTGCACGGCGTCCGTCATCGCGGGGAGGTTTCTCCAGTCCACGAACATCTCCAGGATCCCCCCCTCCCTGGTCTTTTGCCTCAGCTCGCTGCACACCCATCGCATGAAGGCCGTGAAGCTCCGCTGGTCCATGTTATCGCCGGAGAAGGCCGGGAGCCTGGCGGCTCCGTTGAAGTCGTTGTCGGTGTACTTGGCCGTCGTGCTGGCCTTGCGGTCGCCGGCATGAGTTCCGCCGGAGGAGTAGGGAGGATCGCAGAGGACCAGGTCCACGCTGCCAGGCTCCACCTCTTTCAGCATTGCCAGACAGTCGCCATGCAGGAGTCGTATCATCCCAGCACCTCCCCTAAATGTTCGACGCCGCTCTTGCGGTAGTAGTAGGCCCGGCGGATGCTGTAGTGGATGGTCTCAGCCACCTGAGACATCGGCGCCCGGGCGATGTAGAACTCAGTCAGGACGACCTTCTCCGTGTCGTCCTCCAGCTTCTCGATGGCGTTGCTGATCTTCAGGATCAGCTGGGCCTTCTCATGCCTCAGCTGCTCGATCTCGTGATCCAGCTCGTCAACTCTGGCCAGGACGTTGGCCATGCTGTCGGTCGGTGAGCTCTGGACGCGGTCCTTGTCATACCTGACGGCGCCCGGCAGCAGGCAGGCCCTCAGCTCGTCCCGCTGCATCTCTTTCCGTCTGATGATGATCTCCTTGCGACGGATCTGCATCAGGAAGTCATAAGTCTCGTTTAATTCCATGGCAGCGTCACCTCCTTCGCCAGAAGATCTTCCAGTGTGACGACGATCTTATCAGCGCCCAGGGCGAAGCCCAGCTCGCGGTTGGCGCCTCTGGAGTTCTCCCATCCGGGAAGCTGCACCAGGTAGTCCGCAGAGGCCAGCAGCTCCAGGTCGATCTTCAGAATGTCCTCGTAGCTCATCTGGTCGAGAGGGAGAGCCGCTCCCAGCTCGGCGGGGTTGATGACGACGTAGCCCATCTCCTTCAGAGCGCCGGCAGCTCTGGCGAACTGCTTGCGGTAGTTCTTGTGGCCCGTAATGGGGCCGCTTAAATATCCGATCATTTTCTTCTCCTTTCTCGGGTCTTTATCTTTAACTTGACCAGGGTCAGCCCGGTCTCAGTGAGTTCT